CAGGGAGATAAAGCCAAACAGCAGAGAAGATACCTGCAAAAACTGCCCGGAATTAGAGGTTAATTACAATTCAGACGAATCGTACTGCAATCTTGCAGACGGTGATGAAGTCCGGCTGAAAAGAGGACAACACAGACCGGAATGGTGTCCGAAACGAGCATGGAAGAAGTAAACTTAATGGCAACAGTAAGGGAAGGTTGGTGAATGGGAAATGAGAAAGGTAGGTAAAAATGGGGAAGAATGTTAAAAAACTTCCGTCATGTTGTTCTGATTGCCGGTTTTTCAACAGTTCTATTTATGGACGTTGTGAAATCAAGGGAATATGGTTTGGAGCAGAGGACGGGGCATGGTTTTCGGATCAGCGGCCAAATTGGTGTCCGTTAGATGAAAAGGGGGACGTAATAGATGACAAAAACGTTAATCGCAATTCCTTGTTTTGACATGGTACACACGGATTTCATGGAAAGTATTGTAAATTTGCAAAAACTGCCGGAAACGTCCTTTACAACCGTCAGAAACACAATGGTTTATGATTCAAGAAACATTATTGCCGCCAGTGCGATTGACTCAGGGTTTGACCGTGTTATGTGGTTTGATTCTGACATGACATTCAAACCGGATACACTGGTAAGGCTTTCTGAAGCAATGGACGAAGGATGCGCGATGGTTTCCGGTCTATACTTCACGCGCAGGTTTCCGAATATAAAACCGGTGGTCTATAAGAAAATGTGGTACACGGACAATAACGGGGAAATTGACACAGGCGCGGAAAACTATTTTGATTACCCGGAAGGGATTATCGAATGTGAAGCGGTTGGGTTTGGGTGCGTGCTTACTTCCGTTGACTTAATCAAGCGGGTAGCGGATAAGTATGGATCGCCTTTCACACCGTTTTCGTGCATGGGTGAAGATATGGCATTTTGCCACAGGGTGCGCGGGATCGGAGAAAATATATACTGTGATACACGGATTAAGTGCGGTCATGTTGGCTGCGTGACGTTTACGGAAGACACATATAAATCTTTGCACCCAATTGCACCTTAAAACGTGTTATGCTTTATAATGCCCGGAAGGGCAAAAAGGCGGGAGCGGCTGACCCGCCTTTTTTGTGTCCGTTCTTCGTTTTCTTCTAACGGTCACAATTCAGCGGGGCGGCAAGCGTTTCACCTCCTCCGTTTGCCGGGGTTGTACGCCATTATTGTGCGTGGTGTGGTCACGGCGTACCTTTGGGGGTATATCGTAAACGGGCAACCGTTTCCGTCAATCGAAAGGGAAAATGTGGAAATTGTACAGATGAACCCGGCGGCGTTAGTGCCATATGAGCGCAACACGAAGACGCACCCGCCGGAACAGATTGACCGCATTGCGGAATCAATCAAGCGGTTTGGTTGGCAACAACCGATCGTTGTTGACCGTGACAACGTGGTCATTATCGGACACGGGCGGTTGATGGCGGCGGAGCAACTTTTGCTTGATACCGTCCCGGTTGTCTATGCTGACAATCTGACAGAGGAAGAAGCACAGGCGTTGCGGCTTGCCGACAACAAAACAAATGAATCCCCGTGGGACTTTGGTAAGCTTGAAGAGGAACTTGCGGCGTTGAGCATTGCGGGAATTGACATGACGGCGTTTGGGTTTGATGACATTGAAGCGCAAATTGATGCTCCAGAGGTGCAGGAAGTTGAAACGCCGGAAGTGCCGGAAGAACCGAAAGCGAAGCGGGGCGAGATATACCGCCTTGGGGGTCATCGGTTGATGTGCGGGGACAGCACATGCCGGGAAGATATTGAAAAGTTGATGGACGGTGAACGGGCGGCGTTGTTGCTGACAGATCCGCCGTACGGGATCAGCGTTGTTGAACCGAAAGCGGGACAAAAAGCAAAGATTGGCGGAGACAAGCCAATCACAATAGGGACTGTACACCGGAACGGGCGGAACAGGATCATTCAGGAAGCAAAAGAGTATTTCCCTGTCATTGGGGATGACACAACAGACACCGCACAGAACAATTACAAACTTGCAAAGGAATACACAGACAATCAGATTATATTCGGCGGGAACTATTTCACATCATTCCTTCCACCTTCCCGGTGTTGGGTTGTATGGGACAAGGAAAACACGGGGACTTTTGCAGACGCAGAACTTGCATGGACATCCTTCAAAAAAGGTGTAAAGCTATACCATTTCATGTGGAACGGTATATGCAGAGAAGGAAGCCGGGAAGTCGAAGGGAAAACACGGGTTCACCCAACACAAAAGCCCGCAGGGATGCTTGAAAAAATCCTGAATGACTTTTCTGCTGAACAGGATCTGATTCTTGATTGTTTCGGCGGTTCCGGTTCCACCCTGATCGCCTGTGAACAGACAGGGCGCAAGTGCTTCATGATGGAGTTAGACCCGCATTATGTTGATGTAATTATCAAACGTTGGGAAGACATGACAGGGCAGAAAGCCGAATTGATACAGGGGGTTGATTGAGATTGGCAGAAAAGGCAGATATGAAGAGTGGCTGACAGAAGACGGGCTGACCCGGTTGACAGGTTGGGCAAGGGACGGGCTAACAAATATCCAAATAGCGCAGAATATCGGCGTTGGTGAACGTACCTTTTCCGAATGGGTGACAAGGTTTCCGGCGATTTCAGCCGCCCTAAAAAAAGGAAAAGAACCCGTTGACATACAGGTTGAAAACGCCCTGTTGCGGCGGGCGTTGGGGTATGATTACGAAGAAACAATAACAGAGGTGGAAGACCTTGGCGGCGGCAGGACAAAAAAGCACGTGCGCAAGGTAACAAAGCACGTGCCCGCAGACACAACGGCGCAGATTTTTTGGTTAAAGAACCGCAAGCCGAAGCAATGGCGTGAAAAGATGGAAGCGGCGGTCAATGTTGATGTGGAAGACCTTTCCCCGCTTGTGGAGTTGTTGAATGAATGAGCAAGACAGCAACAATCCCTTGGGGGGCGTTTTCCCCGAAGCATAAAGCATACATCAAAGCCGCATTGCACAACCGGATGTGCGTTGCAGAGGGGGCAATCCGTTCCGGCAAAACCATTAACCATTGCATAATTGCGGCGGCATACCTTGAGCAAACACCGGACAAGTACCATTTGGCAAGCGGGTCAACAATCGGAAACGCCAAGCTGAATATAGGGGTTTGCAACGGGTTCGGACTTGAAAACCTGTTCCGTGGGCGTTGCCGGTGGGGAAAGTACAAGGACAACGAAGCACTGTTTGTCCAAACAAGAACCGGCGAAAAGATCATCATCTTTGTTGGCGGCGCAAAAGCTGACGCTTACAAAAGAATCCTTGGCAACTCTTATGGTCTTTGGATTGCCACAGAGATTAACGAACACTATGACTGCTCTGATTCCCGGTCAAGCTTTGTCAAGGTTGCAAGCGGCAGACAGATTGCCGCGCAACGTCCGTTCACCCTTTGGGATTTGAACCCGTGCAACCCGAAAGCGTCCATTTATGAGGAATACATAGACAAATACAGGACGCAGGGCCTTGCGGGCGGGTATCTGTATCAGCATTTTACGATCCGGGACAACGCAACCATTACGCCGGAGAGAATCGCAGAGATAGAAAGCCGCTATGACCCGAAAACGGTATGGTACAGGCGTGACATACTTGGTGAACGGGCCGTTGCTGAAGGCTTGATATACCAGTTGTTCGCGGATCAACCGGAAAGCTTCATTGTTGACGATATACCCGGATTTATAAATCATGCGACAATTGGAGTTGACTTCGGTGGTGGAACTTCTGCGCACGCTTTTTGTTGTTTGGGTTATTATGGCAATTCTATTGTGGTACTGGACGAATACAGGGAAACCAAAGCGTTAAACCCGACAAAGCTACAAACAGACTTTGTTGATTTTGTAAAGCGTTGCCAAATGCGGTGGTTAGTCACTGACGTTTGGTGTGATTCGGCAGAACAAACGCTGATTAATGGCCTGCGGACGGAAGCTGCGCGGAACAGGATACCGGTTAATATCGGGAATGCGCTTAAAACGAACATAAATGACCGAATCCGCGCGCTATGCATACTAATGGGCGCAGGCCGGTTCAAAGTCAACAGGGCGTGCAAATGGACGATAGACGCGCTGAAAAGCGCAATTTGGGACGCAAAGAAGGAAACGGAAGACGTAAGGCTTGACAATGGTACAACGAACATTGACAGCCTTGATGCGCTTGAATACGCGTATGAACGCGATATACCAATTTTGGTTGAAGGATGGGCCAAACTATGAACAAAATTCAGCTTGGGATTGATGCGATTTCAACAACCACTATCCGTATTGGGTTTGAGGGTGAAAACGTTCATACACAGGTGACGTTTTTTTGGACGGTCTTACGTTCCAAATACCCGGATGCAGTTGCTTCTCTTTCAATCAAGCCGCCTGTTGGGGATATTTACCCGAAATCTGTCACGCAGGATGGAAACAAGGTTGTTTGGGACGTTACGGCGTCTGACACGGCAAATCCGGGCAGCGGCGAATATCAGTTGACGTTCACGGACGGTGAAGAAATCATCAAGACATATATCGGCAATTTCACTGTCAATGATTCTATCATTGGTGACGGTGAAGCACCAGACCCGATACAGGATTGGGTTGCCGATGCAAATGCAGTTCTTGGCGAACTGTCAGATATTTCGGCGTCTGTCACGACCCTTGAAGCGGGAGAATCAGCAACGGTCGAAGTGACGGAAGTTGGTGGACATAAAAACCTTGCTTTTGGCATTCCGGCAGGTGAGAAGGGCGAACAGGGTGAACCCGGTGAACCCGGTGACCCTGCGCCCGCTGAAGAAGTCATACCGGCGGTTAATGCCTATCTTGCGGAAGTCATAACTAACCCGGATAGTCCCCCGCTTGATCGGACGCTTTCGTCTTCTTCTGCGGCTGCTCCGGCTGACATGGTTGGTGATTTAAAGAGCGCATTAGATAATTTTGAAAACAACCTCGGATACAATAATCTTTTTGATATATCAGACATTGGGTTGATAACTGTTACCGGAACAGGAACACAAAGAGTCGGATATGATATGGGTAATCTTCCGGCAGGAACATATCAAATTGATTATATAGAAAAACCGGACATTTTAGTTGGCGAAAAATTATATATTACAACAATAAAAAATGGATCATATTTCCAAGAAGAAGTAACATCGAACAATTATAAATTTACATTAAC